GACCTGTTCAGTACTCATGTGTATGACGGTAACAACAGCACGCAAACAATCACGAATGGGATTGATTTAAGCGGTGAAGGTGGAATGGTTTGGGTTAAGAGCAGATCAAACGGTGAAAATCATGCTCTTTTTGATTCAGCAAGGGGAGCAACTAAAGTTTTACGTTCAGATTCTCCCGGAGTTGAATATACAATATCAAATACTTCTTTTACCTCAACTGGATTTAGCTACAATACCAGTAGTGGAGAAGTTAATGAAAATGGACAAGAGTATTGCTCCTGGTCATTCCGCAAAGCGCCTGGTTTCTTTGATGTAGTTACGTGGACGGGTGATGGTACGACTAAAGAAATTCCACACAACCTAGGTAGTACGCCTGGTTTTGTGATGGCTAAAAAACTAAGTCAGTCTGGCTCTTGGTACTGTGAACATATTAATACTACTCCTAAACAAATAAAGCTCAATGAAGAGGGTGGTGAGGGTACTTACCTGTCAAATTCTATTTTAGGCGCGTCTAATCCCGCTACACATATTAGAGCTGATGATGGAAGCCTTTCCAGTAATGGTCAAAACTACATTGCCTATATCTTTGCTAACAATGACCAACAGTTTGGTACAGATGAGGATGAAAGTATTATTAAATGTGGAATGTACACAGGTAATGGTACAACAAATAGTTTTACTGTAGGTTTCGAGCCTCAGTGGATCATGATTAAAAACATAGATAATAATAAACAATGGTGTATATTTGACCACATGCGAGGTGCTTTCCCTGGTTCTAATCAGTCATTTTACCTTCAACCCAATGGTAACAACAGCGAAAGTGTCGCTAATGTCAGTTTTACCGCTAGAGGTGTTAGGCTAGCTGATGGATCTAGTGAGACAAACACAAACGGGCAGCGTTATATTTACGTTGCAATTCGCCATCCGCATAAGCCGCCCGAGTCTGCAACGGAAGTGTTTGATCCTGTAGCTTACACAGGAAATGGTACGTCCAATACCATTGCGAACTCGTTGCTTTATACCGACATGACATGGATTAAACGTCGGACATCTTCTGACAGACCTGTTATTACTGACAGATTACGTGGACTAAATTATGTAGCAAGTGACCGTAATGATGCGGAAAGTATCTGGGGTACTAATGATCAAGTTCGCCTAGACAGTAATTACTCCACTAAGCGCTCTGGAAACGCTACTGGGTATAATAATTCCCCCAGTCAACCATACATATCTTGGAATTTTAAGCGTGCTCCAGGTTTCTTTGATGTAGTTGCATATACGGGGACAGGTTCAGGTTCATCAACAACGTTTAATCATAATCTAACTGTTGAACCAGAACTTATGATAGTTAAGTGTCGAAATGGTCAGGAAAATTGGGCTGTTTATAGTTCCAGTCTTGGAGCTACCAAATATTTGCGCCTGGAATCTAATGCCGCAGCTGCAACTTCAACTATTTTCTGGAATAATACTGCCCCAACTTCTTCAGTGTTTACTGTATATCCCTATGATGGGGTTAATGGCAGTGGCAAGACTTACGTGGCCTACCTATTCGCAACCCTACCCGGCATCAGTAAAGTAGGTAGTTACACAGGTACAGGTAATGATATTAATGTTGACTGTGGTTTTACTAATGGTGCAAGATTTGTAATGATTAAACGTACAGATAGTGATCATTTAGCTCATTGGTATATCTGGGATTCAGCCCGAGGAATTGTCAGTGGCAATGATCCCTACCTCATCGCGAATGATGAGGATTCTGAAGCAACCACTACTGATTTTATCGATCCACTTAATGCTGGATTTACAGTTACTTCATCAGCCAATCTTGGCATAAACAGAGATGGTAGTAACTTCATCTTCCTTGCAATCGCTTAAACAAATAACTAACTATGGAAATTAGAAACAGATCAACAGGTGAGCTGACTACCGTTAGTCAGTTCAAAGCCTCACAACCAAATACAAGCTTCCCTAAGCAAATTACAACTGAAGTCCTAGATAGTTATGGATACGATGCTGTGCTTAATGGAGCTGCAGCTACGGTAACTGCACCTTATGGTGTTAGTACACGTAGTGGTGTCGAAGAAATTGATAGCAAGTGGTTTACCAAGTTTGTCGCTGGACCTGTCTTTACTGACACTACAGATTCAGAAGGCAAGGTAACTACCGCTGCTGATAATGAAGCAGCGTATAAAGCACAAGTTGATAAAACTGCTGCTGATGCAGCTCGTGCTACACGCAACACGAAATTGCATGACTGTGACTGGACACAAGTTGCTGACACGACTGCTGATAAAGCAGCGTGGGCTACTTACCGTGCAGCACTACGTGACCTTCCAGCTTCGGCTGATTTTCCACACAATATTACTTGGCCGACAGAGCCATCCTGATTATGATTACCCTTATTCGCCCACTTCTCTTTCAATTTCTACAGTCTGACAAAGTAAAAGCTTTGATCGTAGAAATGCTAGAGCGACTAGCTGAGACTACCGATAACGATATCGATGACAAAGCAGTCGAATTTGTAAGGAACGGTTTGTTTCCTGCTAAGTAATGGAATGGGCTAGCCCACCGTTACTACCCTCTCTAAACATCCCTGATGCCCCCGGTTTGCCAGGTCCAGTACTTGGCCTACCAAGGGCAGAATTGCCCTCTTACAAGCCAATGGTGGTGCCTCCCAGCGTGCTTAGGGCACCTCCAGGCGTTAAAGGAGCAGACGATACAGATAAAGCACCGCAGAAAGAGACTAAAACTCAAGTCCCTCCTGCTACTGCCCCTACACTTCCACCGATTCCACAAGAGGCACAGATAGTAGAGATTCCATTTACGGAAGTAGAAGTTCCGTTACCCTCTACCATCATTATGACGACAGCAGTTACTACAGCTTTTATCTCTGTAGGTGCCACCTTAGTTGCTACTTCGTTATTCAAATACATCGTAATGATAATGAAGCCAGTTTTTAAACAAGCATGGAACAAACTGACAAAAAAGAAACAGGTCCAAGAAACTTCTTAGCCAAAGTAAAAGAAAATACTGAGGATGAGATTCAAATTTTAGGGACGTTTGTCCGCTTAGGTGTTGTTGTTTGGAGTGGGTTTATTATCACCCTTAATTATGTAGACCTTCCAATGATCAAAAAAGGTCAGAGTGGAGGTGACATAACCTTTGTTGCTTCTGTCTTTACAGGAGCACTCGCAACATTTGGATTAACAACATCCAACAGCAAAGCTGCTAATACAAAACCAACTGACAACAAAAAGAAAGAAGAATGAAGTATCTATTTCTACTTGTGATGCTGGCTAGTCCTGTAGCAGCTCAGCAAGTAACCCCGAACTTTACTCAGGGTTCAATGCAATCAACTACCACCACCACGATTGAAATTGATCGGACTATTGCAACCGAGATCTTTGGTGGTGCTTATTCATCATGGTCTGGAACAAACGTAACTCCAAGCGGAGATATTACAAACGGCTCTACAACCTTCTCTGTCCATACAGCAGGAGATCCGTTTCAACTAGAAACAGTAACCAGAGCAGCAGGTGTAGTAGAGACAATCGACATCGACGAAACAATCGAGTCAGTATCTACCACTACCTCCTTATCAGTCTTCTCACAGTAAGCCCTGCTTACGCTGAAGACCCAAAGGTACAAAACACATCTAACCCCGTTGCAGCCGCTACGGGCAACGTGACGAATCAGGCGGTGCAATTCCAGAACAATGGTGCACCGTCACGTCAATACTTCCAAGGCAACAACAGTTGCAACGGTACGACTATGCAGTTCTCACCCTTTTATATGGGTAATGACACTGTACCTAGAGATTCTGAAGGTTATGTCAGAAGTAATAACTTCGGTGTACAGCTGAATTTCTCTGTGCCGCTAGATGGTGGCATGATTGAAACCTGCAAAGCTATCGCCCGTAAACACGAAGCCAAAATGAGGCTTGATTACGAGCTAGTACGTGCAATTAAATGTACAGAGATTATGAGAGCTGGGTTTACATTTAGACCTGGCAGTCGTGTTGAAGTACTTTGCAATGACATCGTACCAATTGTATCCCTAACAAAAAAGAAACTAAAGACTCCCAACTGGTAATGCTTGAAGCAACAGTGACGCTAGTCATCGCTGCTATTGCTGGCGGTGCAGCTCTAAATAATAGATTACACAACAGAATTAATAACGTGCACGACCGTATTAGCGGCTTAGATCGTCGCATCGATGCAATTGAACTCGGTGTAGCTACTGACTATGTGTCAAAAGCTGACCTGTCAATCATGACTAAGCGGATGGAAGATCACATGATCCGCATTGAAAACAAATTAGATCAAATCGTATTGAGGAATAGCTAATGCCATCGTATGACAAATCTGCTCCACCTAAGAAGGTAAGAAAAGACAAACCAGGAGATTCGCCAAAGAGCTACACGAACCCGTTTAGAACACCACTGGCACATAAAAAACTTAAAAGCGAACGCCCAAATTACAACGTATGACTTACAAACTAGTAGATACCATTCGCGGCAAGGTGCTGCAAGAGTTTGACTCTAAAGAAGCTGCTGAGAAAGCACTGAGTCATTCTTCAGTATTGGATAACAACGTAGTTGAACTACAAGCTCCTGCTCCAAAGAAGAAAGCCACCAAAAAGGTGAAGGCTGATGTCGAAGCAGCAGAATAAGGCTACAGAAAATCAGTTTAACGAACTCCATAGTCTAGTAACAGAAGAGTTTTTGAAGCGAGTCAAGTCTGGCGAAGCTACTACTCAAGACTTAAAAGCAGCTTGCGATTGGCTAGCTAAGAACGACATTAGCGGTGTTGCCTTTGAAGGTAATCCGTTGTCAAAGCTAGCAAGTGTAATGCCGTCTATTGACCCAGAATTAGTACAGAGCAGACTTTATGGCCGCAGGTAAAACGTCTACGTATTACAAGAACAACCCTGAAGCTCGTAAGAAACGACTGACGCAACAGGCTAAATACAACAAGACAGCAAAGGGACTAAAGATCCGTACAGCAGCTAACAAGCTAAATCGGAAACTTGGTACTTATGGCAATGGTGATGGCAAAGATGCCTCACATACAGGTCCAAACAAAGGAAAGCTAGAGAAACCTTCTACTAACCGACGCAGACCACGCCTAAAGATCAAATACGCATGACCCCTTTACTTCCAACTCCTGAACATTATCTACACAACCTAATAACCATGACATCCTCTGAAGCCAAGCGCCTTTGGAGGCGCAGCATCAAAGAACATTTTGGCTGTACATGTGTTTATTGCGGAACTACTTATGAATTACATCAACTCACTTTGGACCACGTTCTTCCTCGCAGTAAGGGAGGTGAAGACATTTCATCGAATGTTGTATGCGCGTGTGCCAGATGCAATCAGGACAAAGGAAGTGAACATTGGCGCTCTTGGATGAGAGAGCGATTCGGACAAAACCTTCTTAGGGAAGGACTAATACTATCTCACATTAATTAAATGCATAAAAACGGACACAAGAAACCAGTAAAGCAATCAAAACCACGTCCTAAGAAGAAAGGGTACTGAACAACTAATTAATTACACGCCCCCGCAAGGGGGCTTTTTTTATGTCATTTCATACTAAAGAAGCCCAGTTAATTAAAAAAAAAGCCATAGCCAAGATTCTTGGGCGAATGTATGAAAATCTTGAGCTGAAAAAAGCTGGCAAGGAAATCAGCAGCTCACATGAACCTAAGATGTACCTTAGGATGGCTAGATTGCTTGCAGGCACAGACGATTCAGTATTTATTGATGAAGTTGAAAACTTACTTGCAAAAGATGCTGATGGCGACAAGCTGAAAAATAAACTACGTGGTATTTCTGAAAGGAATATTCCACTTAGAAGAAAACGTGTATTGTCGGACAGATTACATCATGGAATTCCACTTGAACTGATGGATTCGTTGATGAAGCAAGATCCAGATGTGATGCTTGAATTTCTCCAAGCAGCAGAAGCTGATGGGAGATATTTTGGAGACAGTGCTTCTAACATCGATAATTCATTCCAAGAACAATCTCATACAGGTGCTAAAGACAAAGCTACAAGTAAATTCAGAAATTATCCGTATGAGCTTGGTATAGAAGGAGATAGACAATTTAGTGCTCACCCATACGGTACAGCTAAAGGATCTGACAAGTCGTTAAACAGAAAATTTAACAACGGTACAGAAATGTACCAAGCATTTTTACCTGCAATTGAAGAAGCTGAGTTTGAACTAAAGTTAGGAATTAATTCTGATACAAGTAGAAGAGTTGTAGCCAATAATTTACTTGTTGAAGAAGGTCTACTGCTGCCAGGCGAGGATAATTGGTCAACATCTATGCCTGAGGAGAGGATTAAAACTAACAGAGAGTTTCTTGCTAAACCTGAACCTGGGATGCAAGTTGCAGCAGCTCAAAATCCTTATAAATACCAAGATACTGCAGACCTAAAAAGAGCAGGAATAAATCCAGCTCAGATTGAATCCTGGGATGTTGAAAACCAAATTAAACTATTAAAAAAGAATGGTGGAATTAGGTTACAACGCAGACTAGCTAGACAATTTGCTGATGCTGCAGGTGAAATTCCATTAGCTGGTTTAGTAGCTGGTCCTGTAGCTGGAATGTTGCTAGGGCAATCACCAGCAGAAGCATTAGGCGATGCAATACCTATCAATGAAATTGAATCTGACAACACTGCTGATGTTAGTAGAGAAGGCAACTTGTTTGTAGATAGAAAGACAAATATGGTTATGCCTACTCCTGAAACAGTAGATCAAGGTAAACAAGGTTTAGCTTATAAAGATGGTAAACCTGTAGCTGTTCCTTACGGCTCTGTTGCTGGTGAAGCAACTACTAGTGATATGTTTGGAGCTTTTGTAAATCAAACATTTGAAGTACAAAAAAGACGTTTTGGTGGCATAGGTCTAGGACGTAGAAAACTAGAAAAAGAAGAGAAACTAAGAGCATTACCTGCTACTCACCCAGCACGTGCTGGTTTTCCTCTAGGTGGTGGAATGTAATTTATGAATAACGTCTTAGAGGCGTTGCAGGAAGACTTCAAGCTGTTTCTACAAGCCTTATGGGGACAGCTTGAACTACCTACTCCTACACGCGCACAATATGCAATTGCAGACTATCTACAACACGGTCCTAAGCGTCTACAGATTCAAGCCTTCCGAGGAATCGGTAAATCTTGGATTACAGGTGCATTCGTGTTGTGGACACTCTTCAAAGATCCAGAAAAGAAGATCATGATTATCTCTGCGTCTAAAGAACGTGCAGATAACATGTCTATCTTCTTACAAAAACTAATCATTGAGACGCCTTGGCTCTCTCACTTACAACCTAAATCAGATGATAGTCGCTGGTCTCGTATTAGCTTTGATGTTAATTGTTCTCCTCACCAGGCCCCCTCAGTCAAATCAGTAGGTATTACTGGTCAGCTGACGGGATCTCGTGCAGATCTAATGATTCTGGACGACATAGAAGTACCTGGCAACTCAATGACGGAAATGATGAGGGAGAAACTCCTCCAACTCTGTACTGAAGCTGAATCCATCCTTACTCCTAAAGATGACAGTCGAATCATGTACTTAGGTACTCCTCAGACTGTCTTTACCGTCTACAGAAAGCTCGCAGAACGTAACTACAGACCATTCGTATGGCCAGCACGTTTCCCACGCACTCTGGCTAACTACGAAGGACTGATAGCACCTCAACTCCAAGAAGATATTGATCAAGGTGCCGAAAAATGGCAAGTAACTGACCCAGATAGATTTAATGATGAAGACCTTATTGAACGTGAAGCAGCAATGGGCAGAAGCAACTTCATGCTTCAGTTCATGCTTGACACTTCCCTTAGTGACGCTGAAAAATTCCCCCTTAAAATGGCTGACCTTATCGTCACTTCTGTCAACCCAACTACTGCACCCGAATCCATCGTTTGGTGCTCAGACCCTCAAAACGTCATCCGAGACGCTCCCACTGTCGGTCTACCTGGAGATTATTTCTACTCTCCAATGCAACTCCAAGGAGATTGGGGGGATTTCTCCGAAACTATCTGCTCGGTCGACCCGTCGGGTCGTGGCTCAGATGAAACGGCAGCGTGTTATCTCTCCCAACGCAACGGTATCCTGTACTTGCACGAAATGCGAGCTTACAGAGACGGATACTCAGACAGTACGCTTCTGGACATTTTAAAAGGTTGCGGTAAGTACAACGTAACCAAACTTGTAATCGAAACAAACTTTGGTGACGGTATTGTCGCTGAACTGTTCAAAAAACACCTAGTAAATACTAAACAAGGAATTGATGTTGAAGAAGTCCGCGCTAACGTCAGAAAAGAAGACCGTATTATCGACACTCTGGAACCCGTTCTCAACCAGCATCGTCTTGTTGTGGATCGCTCTGTTATTGATTGGGATTACTCCTCAAACAAA